CTCAGGTTCGCTGAGGGTTGTCTTGGCATCGAGAGCCATACGCTCCTTGCGGAGGGTAGCCAGCTCGACCACCACCTCGTTCTTGTAGTTCTGGACAGCCTTATCGACCACCCGGATCTCCTCACGCGACAGGTCACTGCGAGTGCGGAGTGTCTCTAGGACAGCCGGGAGATCCTTGGTCTCGACATCACGGAGCTGGGCCACCACTACGTCAGCCTGGTTGGCCAACTCGACCTTGCTCAGGGGAGCTACAGGTTCGTCGGTCAGGCGGGTGGTACGGAGGCCAGTGTTCAGCTCAGGTACATCGATCTTGGGTACGTTGGCACCCACATTAGGTACGATCTCATCGGCAGGGAGGCGCCCATCTTGCTGGCGCTGAATCAGTCCCAGCTCCTCTGCAGGAGAAAGGCCTTCAGGGGCTTTTACTTCTCCCTGGGGGGTTACCCCTGACACGTTAGGATCGGGGCTTGTAGGGGCCTTAGGAGCCTCTCCAGAGGCCTTAGGGGCTTCTCCAGGTACCGTTGGTGCATCCACAGCCTTACGGCCTTTGATGGCACCCACCAGTTTGGTCACAGCGACATCTGCAGTGGTCCCTAGGATCAGACCTGCGGTACCAGCGATGGTGGCATCAATGCCCACCTTGGCCAGATCGATCTCCTCACGGCGACCTGCAGACACCTCGATGCCCTGACGGATGGAGCTATCAGCAGCACCCACCACGCCAGTCTGGAGACCAGCTCCGATACCAGTACGGGCCAGCGAGTCGAGGACCAGCTTACGGATGCCCATCTTGGCAGCTTGCTTACCTGCGAACTTGGCCACAAAGCCTGCGCCCAGAGTACCCACACCAATCAAGTTGGTGGGGTCAGTGACGATACCCTTAGCCGCCCTACCCGCTCCTTCGAGGGAGAAGTTGGTGTTGTCATAGGTATCCATCATGAAGAGGAAGGCTTCCTTCTCTTCCTGAGTTGCACTCTGCAGTGCATAGGCAATCTCAGCCATGGACACGAGGTTGAAGTTGAAGTTGCCTAGGGAGTCCTTACCCCACTCTGCAAGTTCATCCTGAGTGCCTTGGAAGGGCTTGCGCTCGTAGAAGCTATAGAGCAACTCTGAGGCACGGAGCCAATCCGCATCCTTGTTGAGGGACTTAGGGTCCACGTTCTGACGGACGGGGGCGAAGTTCTGGAACTTGACAGCATCGCCACCAACACCAGCACTACCACCACCAGCGATAGGGGTTCCCAGTTCCTTAGCAGCCCACTCAGCACTGCGCTTAGGCTGGCTGTAGGGTGAGCTGGGGAACGAGGCCCAGGTGCTACCGAGCTTCGCAATGGCTGCGTTGAAGTCGCCCCTTTGGACATCTTCAAGAGCACCACGGCGTTTAATGATAGCGATTGCTAACTTGTCCTGACTGTCAGGAGAGAAGTCTCGCACACCAATCTTGGGAGCATAGTCATCATAGGTTGTGGCAGTGATGCCGTACTTACCTGCGGCGGTGCTAGGGCCTTCCTTAGTCACCAATCCGACAATCCGAGGGTGAGCACGGAAGTCAGTGAACTTGCTGCCACCGACCACTGTGCTGTAGTCAGCCCCTTCGGCCTTACCAATGAAGTCCAAGAACTTCTTGAGGTTGGCCTCAGGGGTGCCTGTGGGTTGCGCCATAGGCTGTGGACGAGCCTGAGGAGCCGGGGCGGGAGCAGAAGCCCACGAGGGCACTGCCTCCTTTTCCGGTGCAGATGCCCAGCTTGGAACTGCCTGAGGATCTGTCTCTCTGGCCCAACCTGGAATATCAGTTGCCATTACGGCTCCCTTCCGAATGTATCAATAAACTTTTGACGAAACTGAGGATTCTTCTTCGCGTAATCGATGTCAGCCTGAGTAGGGACAGGGCGTGTAGCCGCTGGACGAGCTGCAGGGGCTGGCTGAGGCATAGGACCTCCCCGAGCAGGCGCAGCCTGACCAGGTGGAGTAGGTGCCGCTGTGGTACCAATACGGGTCAGCTCTTCGATCAGGCGTTCAGCCTTCTCGGTCTCGACACGGATGATGTCCTGCTTAGCCTTACCTGTGGGCCACTGCTTGTTGTCCTCGAAGTAAGCCGTGAAGGAACTCTCCAGACCCTGCTGGAACACCTGCATGGCCTGAGCACGGAGGTTACCCCCGGTGATCAGTGCTTGGATCTTGGCGTTGGTGGACCCTTCGAGAACCTTCAGACGGGCATCGATACGGGTAGACAAAGCTGACTGGACACCTTCGTCCTTCAGCAAGATCATACCTTCCATCAGCTTGGGAACCTCAGAGATCAGCGTCTGCTTCTCTTTGGGGTTTATCGCAGGGTTGGCCATGATCTGGTCAATCACCTGGTTCTGACTCATGGTGCCCACGGTGGACCCGTTCAGGATCGCAGTGCGGACCTTAGTGGCATTACCCACGCTAACGACATCCGGCAGACGACCAGCGTCCTTCAGTTGCATCGCATAGTTGAAAGCCTCAGGATCGTTACGGTACATGCCTGGGTCAACCTGCTGACCACTCGCAACCTTCTTGATCATGTCGGTCTTGGCCAAACGGGTAGCATCTTCACGAGCACTCTGTTCCAAGAACCGAGCGTCACGGACCTTAGTAATACGGATCTGCTGGATCTGGAGTTCAGCCTGCTTGATCTGCTTCTTGTACTCATCGTTCAGGAAGACCGTAGGGATCTTTGCAAGCAGCGCAGGATTGTCATCGGCATAAGCCTTGGCAATCACAGTATCAACGACCAGCTTCTTGCGCTCAGGATTGTTCAGCGAGGAGGATGCGCCCCACTTCTTATCGATTTCAGTGAGGTCACCACCAGAGGCCAGAGCCTGACCAATCTCAGCAGCGAATGCCTCACCCTGCACCTTGGTGTGGTAGTTGGCAGTTTCACGTTGCCAGCCATTCTCCCACCCACGGATTTCCTGATCGATGCCCTTGATGACACCTGCGGAGTAGAACTCGTTGTCCTTTGCAAGGCCTCCAATGATCTCGTCACGCTTGGCCTTGATAAAGGCGTTGCGCTTCACACTGTCCAGGCGGAGGCTGTCGTCCTTGTTGATCTCATCGATGATGGAGTTGATCTGCTTCTTGCCATGATCAAGACCAAGGGACTCAGCGACCCGAGCAGCAACCACAGGGACAACCTCGGGGAACTTCTCTTTGACCTGAGCAGCGGTGACCGCACCACTTGCATTGTCACGCTGGAATTGCTCCTTGTAGGTATCAATCTTCATGTTCTGAAGAAGGGCTTCCTGAGCTTTCTTGCGTTCGTAATCTTGGTTGAATTGATCCAAGACAGGCTGTGCTTTACCGAGGGCCTCAGCCAACTGGAAAGCAGAGCTTGCACGGGGATCGAATCGAGCCTGTTCGGTAGCAATGTTAGGGGCTGCTGTAGTTTGCAGTGCCTCAGCACGGGGACTATATCCCACTTGAACTCGCGCCATAGAGAATCCTTAAGTAATTTTCGAATTAGGGTTCTGGTAGTCGTAAACCGACTTGCCAATACGTAGAGCAGCACCGAAGTAGTCCGGCATCGCTGGGGCCTTCAGGGCGTTGATTGCACTCGCTGCGTTGATGTCCACATTCTCACGCTGGTTGGCAATGCCTGCCGAAGCCAGGTCGTAGTTTGTAGAGACAGACGAGTTGAATCTCTTCTGCTTGGAGCCGAGGTCAGCGATCAGAGCGTCCACAGACAGGCCAGAGATACCGTTATCACCAGCCGAGGCGGTAGCGGTGGATTTGGCAGCACGTGCGGCCATGTTGTTCTCATCCAGCTTCTGCATAGCGGCTTCCCGCTCCTGCTGCTGCATGAGGTTAGTTTGGTTGATGTTGGCAGCTCGTGCCTTCATCGTGTTTTCGTATTGACGCTGGTTGGCTTCTTCCTGAGCAGACTGGGCCTGCATCTGACCAATGACTCCCATCACCGAAGATGCGATCTGGAGTCCGGTCATAAGCCCAGGAGCTAGGGCTAATGCGGGTAAACACATATTAAATTACCTTAAAGAATTGGTGATACAGTTCCCCATCGGGACCCATCGGTATTGCTGGTTTAATCTCGAAGCCCAGCCACTTGAGCCAGTTGATGTGAACCTCATTCTTTGCCCAAGCAACATTGTACAAAGAGGTGTAGCCCTCAGACATCTCCTCAAGAGCCGCCTTGGACTCCCGGAGAAACTGCTTGCGTACCTTAGTAAGAAGGGGCGAGGCCAGCATCCAAGGAACACCTACACCACCCTTGGTTCCACCCACCCCAAAGATAAAGACAACCTTACCGTCCAACAGGACAGCGCGGTTGTACTCGCAGGCCTCTAGAGAAATTTTGAGGGCTTCCATAGGCAGCACACGGGCCAAGTGCCAAATCTCATCCTTGTCCTCCTGCCTCATGGTCACTGACAACTCAGCGATATCCTTGAGGAGAGGAGGACGGACGATAATGTTAGATGGCCTTGCTGCGCTTGACGTAGAAGCCTTCCCAGTCTGCACTGAGGAATGAACTTGGGAGCGGGCTGTCATTTTCAAGAGTGATGTTGGTGCCAATATTCTGGCTAATGATAGGGACGATGAATCGACCATCGCTAATGCTGTAGCTACCAATTGTACCCGAGGACTGTCCGAGGACCTTCCCTGAGAACACGTAGTTGTACGTTGCTCGGCCTGCCGGGGTGACCTTCACTTGGAAGTAGCCCGAATCGTCATAGTTCAGAGCGATCTTGCGAAGCTGGAGACGGCCCTCAGAGTCTGCCTTTTGGGCACCACTAGGGGTCGGTGTGCGGACAATAACGGTAGAGAGCTGGTAGCTGAATGTGTACTTGCGGCCAAAGGTGTAGGTACCACCAGTGATGTTTCCAGCGACCTTCGCATTGGTCCCATCCCAGATCACGTTTAACACCTCTCCCGGTTTGAGAGTTGGGTGTGTACGGACCACAAGTTGGTAGGACCCAGTGCTAGGGGTGTACCCCAGGCTGGACAGGTTCACGTTGGTGTAGCCGCCACTGTAGGACACATCACCGGAGCCGAGCTGGACCTTACGATCCAGATGGACGTTGTAGGGTTCGCTTGGACCAATGTCCCCGAGAGACACCGTGGACTTCTCAAGGTACACACCATCAGCCCGGTTGATCACCAGATACATATCGGAACCAATGAAGTCCACGTTGAGGATCGTTGAGTCAGACCCGAAGGTCCACTTCGACCAAGAACTCTGGAGCTTCTCGTTGGCGTTGAAGAAGTACTTGTAGATGTACAGTGTCGATGTATCTTCGGTGGACAGAGCCACCATGATATCCTCGTTGACAGCCACAGCAATCTTGTAGATGCCCGAGGCGATGTACTGTGGAATATGGGCAGTAATATCTACCGCATCGTTACCCTGGTTGTTCAGGTCGGTGAAGTACTCACGGAATGCAGAGTTATCACCTTTGTCCACCGCAAAGTAAACGTTCTTACCAATCCCCACAGGCTTTGCAATGATGTTGCAGGGGAACTCAGTGGCCACCTTGATACCAATCGACTTAGGTGACAGGAGGTCACCCTGATCGATCAGGAACTGGGTCTGCTCAGAGAACAGCAGGAGCTGCTTGTTGAACGGAACAGCATGCTTCAGGATCGACACCTTGGTGTGACTTGCGTTCACATCGATGGGGTCTCCATCCAGCAACTGGGTCACAGTGGTACGCATGAAGTTGAAATACTCTCCAGTTTCGCTGAAGATAATCGCTTCATCCGAGAGAAGCCCCAAACGATTTCTGTAGAAGAATACGTCTGAAACTGTACGGCCAATGAAAGATGGCATTGGGTTGGATACGTTATCTCCAACAATGCGGTTCTTGTAGGTAGCCTGCTTGAAGGTGAACGAGCCATCGGCTTCCCGAACGAGGATGTGAGGGACAGTCGAGGCATTAAACCCTAGGGAGATTCCTGGAGCCACCGCTTCCTTCCAAACACCTACGCCAGAGGTACCTGTGGAGGCCTCAAACTTTACGTAGTAGCTGTCAAAGGGGCTGGTTGCAGTCTCACCGGAACCAGTGCCAGTGATCTCGACCACGAAGCCGTTGACACCGGGGTTGATCGGGAGGTCAGAGAACTTCTGCAGCTTACCCTTGATACCAACCATGCCCCCGTTGTTGAAGCCATCCTCAGTACCCAGCGTGAAGTCCGCAGTGGTTCTGGAGATGTAGATCGTGGAACCGTTCACATAGGTAGTCCAGCCACCTGTGTTATATCCTGCAGACACCAGACCCGCACACAGAGTCGTCGCAATGTAGTCCGTGGAGATCTGGTTTACCTGGCTTGCAACAGAACCATCAGGGGTTGTGAAGGAAGCCGCAGTCGAACCGTTGATAATGATCTTGTAGGTCTTGCCGTAGTTACCCGCCTTGACGTTGATCAGGCCCTCATAGGGGCGTGTAGGGGTCGTAGAGCTGGAGGCAGTTACAGTGACCGTCTTGTTCACCAGGAACGTATAGTCGGCCACAGTCACTGCGGAGAATGCCGTAGAGGGTGTAGCCGCACTAAGGTAACCCTTACCGTTCGGGAAGTTAACGGTCTTCTGTACACCTGCGATATCGTAGATCTTCAGATCACCATTAGTCAGGACGGCGATATATCGTTCTGTTTCGTCACGGTTGATTGTGTGAATGAAGCAGTTACCCAGAGGGGTGCTCTGGATTTTCTTCAAGTGTTTCGTGGGTGGACGCTTCTTCAACCCCTGAGAGACAGTGGAAAGACCATTCTCTTGGACTTCGCCCTGAGAGTTCAGTCGAAGAGTATAGGGTTGCTGCGAGACACCGTTGACAAAGTTGGGGATTGAGGAAGAGATCAGTGCCATAGTTTAGCGATCAATAGTCCGCATCACTGAGTAGTTACCAGTGAGGATGTTGTAGTCAGCAGTCTTGGATTCGTAACGGCGCATGGAGCGGAGTGCCCGTGCTTCGTCCTTCTCAGTGAAACTGCCAAGGGTCTCAGAACCAATCACTCGCTGCTGGAATACTCGGGCAGCACGGACGGTGATGTAGTGACGAGCTGCCTGAGGCAACTCATTGAATTCGAGAAGGATAGTAAGGTCTGCCTTGATCGGCTTCTCGAATTGGTATGTTTTGTTCTTGCGGTCGTAGAGACGATTCCCGCGAATTGCTACGTCGATATCGTTGTGGTCGTATACACTTGCATCCACCTCAATGGTGTTGGCAGCGATATAGATTTCCTTACTGCCCAAAGCAGGTGTAAGGACGAACTCGTATTCAGTATTGAAATGCCAGCCCTCTTCCTGAACCTGAACAGAGACTTCAGACAGAATCGCACGAGCTGTTACAGCATCGACAACGCCCGTAGCGGCATCGAGAGAGTTGATTGGGGATTCGCCGATGGTTCCCAACATAATGTTGATAGCATCAAGCTCCGAGGTCATTGAAAGAGCCATAGATTACCTATTAAATAAAAAAAAGCGCCACCCTATTTCTAGAGTGACGCTTATTATTGAGCCGTGATTAGGCGGTCTTCAGTTCGATGGCGCAAGCAGGACGCAGGACACCGTGGCCCATAGCGTACTTAGCAACCATCAGGGTGCCCTGACGGCGGATGTCGTATTCCGATTCCATTGCCAGATCCAGCAACTTCACGGTACCGACAGCTTCCTTAGTGGCAACCACACCAACAGAGTTAGTGAACACGCCAGCGTACTTGTTACCAGTACCAGCTTGCACAGTGCCGTTAGCAACGGTAGTGCCGAAAGGAGCGTGGTTAGTCTTCACGATCTCGATGCCAGCAACGCGCAGCACCTTACCATCGCTGTACACACCAGCACCACCCCAATCCTTGTTCATGATCTTGGTGTTCTGAGCCAACAGGTAGTAAGCAGCAGGAGCCAAGAAGGCAGTGCGGCCATCGGCAGCAACGTTCTTCTCGTCCAACTTCTGAGCGGCAGCGAACAGGGAAGCAACCAAGGCCTCACCAGTAGTGTCGGTCAGCATAGTGGAAGCAGTCACCGAGCCACCAGCGGGTTCGCCAGTCACAGGGGCAGCGCCACGAGCGGCCAACAGGGCCAACTGCAGCAACTGCTTGTCCTTAGCGTAAGCCAAGGCACGACCAATTTCAGTGGAGTAAGGAGCACGAACGTCATAGTGGTTCATGGCCTCGTCGATGTTCGCCAAGAAAGCGTGAGAGATCAACAGGTCGTCGATAGTCACGACGATTTCGTTGTGGTTCACGTTCGAGCCGACAATCTCAGTACCAGGCACGTGGTACTCAGCAGAGATACCAGCCATGATTGGGAACTGAGCAGACTTGCCAGAAGCAATAGTGCGCTCCATGAAGCGACCGGAAGTTACGGTGGCTTCTTCGAAAGCGGTGAGGACTTCACCAGCGAAAACTTTGAGGAACAGGGCCGACTTATCGGTGCCCTGGTTTGCCGCGCCCAAGCGCGAAACGGTAGCGTTAGCCATAATATTAAATCTCGTGTGAGTTGAAGAAAGTTTGTTGAGCAAACTCCTCGAACCCGACACACTTCACACAGTAGTTGTCTCCGCAGAGGCTAAGGTACGTGTAATCAGTTCTTAGAATTGCAATTCCACCGCATAGGGATGCAGTGCGGAATGACTTCTTTCACAACAAGATAGTGCCCGTCTTTCCGGGCTGTCAGACACCTTACCGTGGCGACAACGTTCCTAAGGTAGTAGGATTACTTGGTTGCTCCTTTGAGCTTCTCTGCGGTACGCATGGCACCAAGACCGAGAAGGCCGAAGAGCAAAGTCATAAGGGTGTCCAGCTCCAATGAAGGTAGCATCTGGACCTTGGTCTCTGAGACCATAAGAATAAACGTAAGGATAGGTCGAATGAGGAACTGGTAAGCCAGTCCCCAGCCACAGACCCAACCAATGAAGGGTCTCCAGCCGCCCCTGAAGAAATCCGGGGATTCAGCTTCAGCCTTGTTGATCTCCATCTGGCCTTGAGCCATCAGGAGGTTTGCTTCTAGTTCTCTGAAGGCACCTTCTTGCTGGAGCTTAAATAGCTCTAGTTGGGCCTTGGCTTTCTCCTCCGGGTTAGGGAAGAGTTTGTCAAAGACTTTACCAGCCAGGTCAAAGATGCCCCCTACGATGAGGGGGTTCATGGCATACCTTACAGTACGTTAGATCGGGCCAGCTTGGCCTGAACCTTTGCACGGAATGCAGGGTCAGACTTGTACAGCGGGTCCTTCATGGCAGCGGTCACCTGAGCCATAGACTCGAAGACATCGCCAGTGGAGCCAGCACTCTGGCCACCCAAGAGACGCTGAGGGTCAGACCCATTCGCCTTCTCGTACTTGGCACTGAGGCCCATAGCGGCCAGCTTTGCCTGTTCAGCACTACCCGAGGAGACTGCGGTGTTGTACGCAGCGATCTCCTGAGGAGTCAGGTTGGCCTTGGCCCAAGTGGTGATGTCCGAGTATTTCTCTGGACCACCTACCTCAGTCATGATGTCAGACTCGAAACGAGCTGCTACGGCACGTTGGCCTTCAATATACTGGTCAACAAGCTCACGAGAATAGCCAGCCTTGCTCAGCTTCTCATAGCTCTCTGCGGACAGCTCTCCACTCTGAGCATACTCGTTGGAGAAGTCCTGCAGGTTCAACCCCTTGTCTGCCAGAGCAGCTTCCGGGTTAGCCGGAGGGGTGGTTGCAGGTTCTTCCGCAGGAGGATCGGTAGGCTTAGCCTGGCCCAGTTTGGCTTCCAATTCGGAGTAGGCCTTGGCCATGTCCTCAGGAGACTTAAACTTCTCCGGGAGCCACTGGGGACGATCCTCAGGGGGAGTACCTTCAGTTCCCTCAACGGGAGGATTGTTGGTCGCATCGACCTTATCAATCATCTTCTGATCATGATCCTCCGGTGCTGCCGGGGGAGTACTCTGAATAACTACAGTATCAACCATTGGTTTCCTATTAGTAGTCCGTCAAAATCAAACCATTGGCATAAACGCGAATGGCTGTTGCTTTGGGATCTACTGTAAATTTAATTTTCTCTGCGCCCTCACCAAAATACTCGATCTTGGGACCCCCAGACTCCTGTGCAGGAGCCTTAGGGGTTTTCTTAGGGGCAGCACTTGCTGGATTAGCATTAGCCACCAGGTGCTCCTTGTTGTGCTAGTTCTGCTTGTGCAGAATCGGCCATACCCTGTTTCATCAGGTTACCGCCTTGATTGATAAGATTCGGCATTGCTTGCTGCATCATTGCCATCTGCTGTGCCTGTTCCTGTTCAGCCTGAATCTGCTCTGCTGACTTCACCAGACCCTTCATGTCGATACCCAGAGAGGTACCGAGACGCTTCAAGGCATCCTCACGGTTGATCTCGGGAGGGAGGTTGGCCATCAGGGAGGCGGCTTCAAAGAAGGACTGCAACTTGTTCATGTCGTTGCCACGGCCAAGAGCTTCAATACCAGTCACAATGACAGGCTTGACGGTACCCTTAGGCAGCACAGGCATCTTCTTCTTGCGCTCCATGGAGAACATAATGCGGTTGACCATAGGCAACTGCATCTCCTGCGAGAGGATCGAATAGATACCGCCAAGAGCTGATTCCAACTCGTTGGCCATGTACCGAATCTCCTCGGCAGTCACTCGCTCACCATTACGCTGAACTGAAGAGTTCAACAGGAATGCAAAGGCAAGGCGTTCCTCGATACGGGTCGCCGTCTCCAGAGCCACACGGAAGTCGTTAAACTTGTTAAGCTGGAGGACAGACACGTCCTGCTCGTTACCTTCGACGATGTCGCCGTTAGCTGCCTCAGCAATGGTTCTCTGGCTGGTAGTCCCGTTGGGGTTCACCATGAACAGGACCTTGGCTGCAGCAGCAGATCCCTCAACGATGGACTGTGAGAGGCCTTCGAGGGACTTCACGTCACCCAGGTACTCTTCCACGTAGGAGCGGCCATAGTTCTCTCCGTCCACCTTAGTGAACCGGACGGGAATCCATGGGGACTTGTCCTTGGGGTAGGTGCCTTCGGAGCCTGGGACACGCTGGCCCTTGATCTCCTGATAGACCTTCCACTTGCCATCTTCGAGATGCACGTGTGTGTAGAGGTCAACGTCCTTTTTGCCAGTGATCTTCTTCTCTTGGCCATCGGAGCCTTGGAGCATCTCACGGATGTCCTTGGGCAAAGCGTCCTCAGCGATGCACTCCTTGACCAGCAGGTCCAGCACGTTGCCCATAGGGTCACGGCGGACGACATACTTCTCAAGGGGGAACACGCGCATACCACCCTCATCGGGGAGGTACAGAAGGGCGTTACCGCCAACCAAGAGGTGCTTCATAGCCTCAAAGCCTGAGACCCGGATTGCGCCGGATTCGATCTCAGACTGGACCGAGCGTTCGATCTTGTTCAGACCTTCCTCAACGTTGGCCCTCATGCCTTCCTGTTGCGTCATCTGTTCCAGAGTGAAGTCATCAATCTGGAGGCGGAAGAAAGGAGAGTTGGGAGGGAGAAGCGCGAGGAGCAGCTTAGAGGCCAGGTTGTTCACACCACGGGCACCAATACCCTGATAAGGGGTGTAATATTTGGTGCCGCTTGAGTGGCCACTAGGTGGGATAAGGGTAGGGATTGTGTATTTGGAGCAGTCCCGAGCACGGTCCAAGAAACTCTGACGGTCTTCCGTAGAGAGCTTCCCATAGAGACTCGCTGCTGTTACCTTCTGCTCACTTTCGTTCTTCTCTTCCATTGACTTCCTTAGACGGGAATGTTCAGGCCGCTACCAACAGAACCAGTCTCGGTCATGGTGCGATCAATGCGGAGAGAGCTACGGCCACGGTTGGCAGCAAGGGTACTAGCGTCCTTGCGGTTGCTGCCCTCAGCGGGAGCTACGCTCGTCAGAGGAGCTGCAGGTGCAGCGGGAGCTGGAGCTGGAGGTGGTGGGGAGGATTTTGAAAAGAAGCACATAGTTTATTTCTCCAGAACGTTCTGGTTCTGTAAGTTGAAGTGGTGTCGGAGGAGTCTTACGACCGAGACCTGCCCAGATTGGAACCTAATGGAATCCACAGGGTCCTGAAGATCGGGGGATCGATCAGGGTATCTCTTCTCCAACACCTCAATTAATTCTTTAGGGATCTTTGGGAACTTTAAGTTTTCCATAGTCTTCCAATTGGGCAACCATTAGATTCCAATTTTGTCAAAGGCCTTGACCCACATGGCGCAAATACCGGATCTGACGATGTCATCTACGGTAAATTCGATGTGGTCTACAGGCATCTTCTGCTTGGCAATCATGTCGATAATGGTCTTCAGGCCAGAGGTAGACCTCAAGTCTGACTGCTTGATATCTCCATTAAGGAGTACTTTTGACTCATCACCAATCCGGGTGAGGAACATTTTCATCTCGGCGGGAGATGTGTTCTGGGCCTCGTCCAAGATCACGAATGCATTGTTGAAGGTACGGCCCCGCATCACCTCAAAGGGGACGATGTCGATCTGCTTCTTCTGCATTGCGATGTTGAAGGCCCCCTCCCCCAGACAGGCTTGAAGCACATCTGTGAACGGGATAACCCACGGGGCCATCTTCTCTTCCATGGTGCCTGGGAAGAATCCCAGAGACCGACCAGCGGCCACGTTAGGACGGGTCAGGATGATCTTGTCGATCTTCCCTTGGGCAAACAGGGTGGCTGCATAGGTAGACGCAATGAACGTCTTGCCTGTCCCTGCTGGACCCGTCACGATGACTTGGTCAGAAGTTTTGAGGGCCTTGATGTAGGCGGCTTGGTTTTCGTTTTTGGGGAGGAGGACGATCTGACGACCTTCCCCCTCCTTAGCACGGTACTTCGATGTGCGTTTAGTTGCCATTAGCGAATGGGACATGCCCCAGTTGAACAATCTTCACCTTGGATCTCGTCAAAGCTATTAGCCTGGTCGATCTCCAGAGGTGCAATACGGGAGGAATATTCTTCAAACACTTCCTTGGTCACCACCTCCTGAGGGAGATATCGATAGCCAAGGTCTGCAGCAGTCTTTGTGGGATCTGCACGGAACAGGAAGCTCACACCAACATAGACGTTCCAGTTGTCCATCAGCCAATCGATGATGGCCGG